GGGGGCACCGTGGAGGGCATCCCAGCCCGCCACAAGCCATTGGGAGCGTCCCCCCAGCGAGTGGGTGGTTTCCCATAGGTCGAGGGAGCATCGGGACCGGCGTAGCCCCCGACGGGGGGACACAGGGCCGGGGGGCAGGGGGCAGGACTTGGCCGTCCGCATGGTGGTCCAGAATCTAACAGCTCTGGGGATTCTTGCGTCGGGCCTTACCAGTTGAATGTGGGCCATGCCGTTTCCAGCATGGACCCACCTAGCAGAAGCCCCCTGGACACCGGGCAGGTAATCCAGGGGGCGATCGTGGGGGGACGATTGTTCGCCATGGTAGTGACTGCTTCCCACGGGGCAAGTCATGGCGTCGAGATCAGGCGAGGCTGAGCGGCGACACCAGGAACTCCTTGAAGTACTTGGTGCCGGGCTTGACCTTGGACTCGTCGTAACGGGCGCGCAGCTTGACCGGGATCACGTTGCCGTTGTTGATCCGCTCCTGAATGGTCTGCATAGCCATCTGCAGATTCTCAGGACGACGGCCCAGCAGAGTGGTCAGGTGACCCTTGATGCGCTCCAGCTCGATGCGGTTGCGGGTCTTGGCACCCTCATCCGTCAGCTGAGTCGGGTCGCTCGGCAGGTTGAACCGGGCTCCAGTAAAGCTGCGAGGCTCGGGGCTGCCAGGATCCTCGACCATCTGGTACTGAAAGGTGATGTCGATGGACGGAAAGACCTGCCCGTCCTTCTGCTTGAAGTCACCCTCCTCGATGGTCATGCCGGTCACGAGGACCGCATGGTCGCCAGCATCGGGACGCCAGCCTGCGCCGGAGCCCTCGGTGTTGGCCTCGACGGAGGCGAAGCTGTTGTTGTACGCGGCGAACATGGTCGACTTGATGTTGCTCATAGTGAGCCTTTCGTAAAAGGAGTTGAAAATGGAGTGAGACACGGAACGAAGTAAATTGGAAGGCGGAGGTGGGACACCGTCGAGGGCCCACCCCCACCCTTCCGGGGGATCGTCGTCAGGGGACCAAGGGAGATTGTAAACTCCCATCACCTGTCACCAGGCATGTTAGCAAAATCAGGCTGTGCAACCATGTAATGCTTATTACGACCATTGGTTTATCCCCTGACGTGCACAGCAAATTACGGAGTGTTGGCGGTCTTGTACGCCTCCTCGAACAGAACCCAAGGTTCTGCTGCACCAGTCACGTCGATGTCGGGCATCGGCTTCAGGGTGCGGGTACGGATCAAGCGCAGGTAGCGTGGATCACGGAACGCAATGGTGCGAGTGATCGTCTGCTTGGACACAGTGCGATTCTGTGTCACCTGCTTCCCGGCCACGGTAACGACTGTAGGTTCCACGATGGTCGTCTCTCGAACCTCTGAGCGCATGGGGGCGATGATCTCGACCACCTTGGACAGTCGCTCCCGCAGACCGGGAGGCAGGGACAGATAGTGCTCTTCAACCTTGGAGCCTTCGCCGATCTCCACCCAGTCACGAGACAGGTGGGCCAGCAGCCAGACGCCGTAGCCGTGCGAGCGAAGTCTATGGGCCACATCAATCACTGTGTCGTACAGACGCTCCCACGCAGCGGGGCCGTGTGCCTGCTCGAACAGTTCCTTGCCCATCTGACGTGCGACCCACGGCTTCAGCAGACGAAGCATGGGGATCATGGTGTCGATCACGACCATCGAGGGCCGCTCGTCACCGTTCTTGGCCATGTCGCACAACTGCTTGATCTTGGCCTCGACGTGATCCCACGTCATGATGAGCGGCTTGCCATCCACATCAATCGGTCGACCATCAGCACCGATGCCTGGCCACACAACGCACTTGGCGTGGGGGGACACCGTGGACGAGAGGTCGAGGTTAATGATGAATGCGTCGGGGCAGGACTGGAACAGATAAGACTTGCCACTGTTCTGCTCACCAACAATCATGCCGAACAGGTTGCGAAGAGAGTAAAGACCGGGGCCTCCTTGGAAGCCGAGGTTCTTGTATGCGCGCACCGGCGGAACGGCCGATGCAGTTGTCTGATGAATGCTCACTAGATTCCTCCTGAGTTGCGTGCAATCTCACCGAAAGCGTCACCGAATCCCCGCGACGGGCGGAAATCAAAAGTTTCTTCGTTGTCGAACTTGACATCCTCTTCCCCCACATCCGGGCGGGGGCCGACCCCGGCCCCGCCCGGGGTGGGGGCAGGGGCAAGGCCATCAATCTGGACTGTCTTGCGGAACGAGATCTCAAGGATCTCCAGCCACGCATTGAACGTGGAGAACGACACGGTGCTTCCCGTTTCCTTGCGGAATGCACTATGAAGCGATGACTTGTTAGTGATGTTCCCCCCACTGACAAGCTTGGCCAGCATGGGTTTGATGATGGTAAACAGGATGTCGGGCAGGAGGGTGCCGAACTCACTCTTCTGAGTTCGACCCTCAGGGTACGGATCATTGGGCATTGACAGGCTCCTGAATGGTGTCACGATCGACCACGACAAACCCTTCTTGTAGGACAATGTCGGGCCACTCCGAAACTGGACGCAGCACAAACGGCGCGTATGTGTCCAGTGTACCAGATCCGTGGACTTCTGTGGGCCACGGATATTCATGTGGTTCCAGCGTGGCAATCCGCCACTTGTTCACGATGGCTAGCCGGGCCTCATACTGACCAACCCACTGGGCATCCTGCAGGGCAGTGCCACTTGTGAAGGAAAGGTCGACCACGGGTTCGGCCATGCGGTCGCCGGCAAGGTGGGCATAGTCCTTCTCGCCACGGTACCACTGGCGGCAGCGCTCGAGGTAGTTCTCCAACCGAGGTTCCCCGGTATAGACCTTCTCGTTGCGAGGCTCACCCTTCCGAGGTCCACTCTTGAGGGGCGTCGTGTCGAGGAAGTAGTCCCGATCAGCTTGGCTAAAGGAGATGGTGGGCTTGCGGACAATGGCATGCAGCATTCCACCCACAGTCACGTCTGAGGGCAGATCATACTGGGATTGCAGAGTGCCGCGGCACAGCATGTTGTGCAGGACGGACATGTAGTGCTGGGTCTGCGGCTCGATGGGGCAGGAGGCAGCGCGGATACGGGGGCTGATGGAGGTGGTCTTGTAGTCCACAATCCACAGGGAGTTCTGGGTCCGGTGGTACAGCAGCATGTCAGGCTGCATCACGCAGGGTACTGGCAGGGTGCGCTTGTCATCCAGCTGGATCTCCGTTTGTAGCTTGCATTCACGGCAGATGGGCACGAAGTTGGGATCGGACAGGAACTCATGCAGCGAGCGGTTGTTTGCGAGTGAGCCAGGGATGGGCAGGTCCTTGGCAGTCATGGCCCAGACCCATGCACAGTCGGCGTCCTGTTCCTCGGTTGCCAGGATCTCACGGGTGCGTTGGTCCCCGATTGCCAGCAGCTTGCAGATCTCGCGGATCTCATCCATGCGAGCTTCCAGCTTGGCACGGTACCGAACGTGGCTTTCATCACCCGTGAGTCCTGGTGTTAGAAGGATCTCAAGAGCAAGATGGAACCACGTGCCCTGCGAAAGGGCCGTGCTGTACCGCAGCGCTGGAACAAGGCCGAGCTTGCGGGTGAGGTAGTAATGGAAGGGCGAACCGATCGAACGGAAATCAGACGATCGAACAGGGGGGATCCGCTCAACCAGACCGTGCTGGGCGAGCAGATCGCGCGACCCCGTGGGGGTCGACCGGAACTCAGGCGGCATGTTGTTCTCCTAAAGAGGTTTATCCAGCAAAGAATCCACCCAGCATCACACGCGCATTGCTTACCGTAGCACTGGTACCGTTGGCGTCGGCGGCTGTGAACGTCCAAGCAAACGCATCAAGCACAGCACAAGTCATGCGAGTAATTCCATTCAAAGGAATCCCAGGGCTTACAGATGAAATGGATCCTGCTACAGCAGCCCCAGACGTATTCCAACTAGAAACGGTGGTGGTACTCATGTTTACAGGAATAATCGTGGTTGCAACGCCGGCATCAGTGCCATCAAGGTACTGATTGTACATTGCAACTTGATTTACAGCCGAACTGGCGCTTGTACTGTAAGTTGCAATGATCGTACCAGCTGCCAGATAGGTCCCCATAACTGGAACTGTTAGCGATGCTGCGTAGTTGGGAGCTGCACCTGTCACAATGCTATTTGGAAGTGCCTTATTGAAAGACTGTCCCACTGGCATGGAACCATACACCTGCAACTTACCTGCACCAGTGCTTGCAGTTGTGGTAACCCCAGTAATTGCACATGGACCAGCAGCGTCGCCTGAAGTAACAGTTGCAGTGCACACCCAGAATGGGACGAAGAACTTAGCGTCTGTGGGCACATCCACAGCAATCATATTGCTGTGGTTAGCTGCACCATCAGTGAGATCAGAATCCCAAATGGCCTCTGCAAAGACACCATTGGTTGCGGTGCCACGGTTAAGAGTGGCAAGGTTAGTGTTCAGGATGACGAAGTCACTGGCGCGATTTGGATTGGTCACGCTCGGTGCTGGGGTGTATGCTTCCTGAACTCGCTGGCGGCTGATCTCTGGCATCGGTTGGTTCCTCAGTAGGGTTAGCGGGCAGTATAGGGCACAGCGCGGCGTTGACCAAGAGGCGAGCTGCCCACTCAGCCACAGCCCTGCGTGCACTCATGCTGGTGTTTGGTAAGAGAATCAGACCAATGTTTCTTTCAAGCAGGATGCGGTGCAGGGAGTCCACTGCATTCCACGGGTCCGGCAGGTCTTTCGTAGGATTCATGGTCTCAAGGATGTTTCCCTCGAGCAGCAGGTAGGGATACAGGCAGGAACCCTTCAGCCGGTCCATGGCGGCCACGAACTTCCGCCGGCCGTCGGGTGTCAGACAGTTGCCGGCCACCTCAGCCAAGGACCCCTTGCGCTCAATCAGGCATCCAGCCTCGTGGCCCTTAAGCAGGTAGTCCCCAGTCTTGAGGGTGGCCTTCTCGATCTTGAGGCGGTACGTGCGTGAACTCCGGGAGAGAGCAGGCAGATCCGACCTGAGCGACGGAAGATGCTCAGGAAAGGGCAGCGGCTTCTTCTCCCTGGAGTCCACGACGATTGTGAGTTCGTTCTGCACCCCACCAGTCTAGCTAAAGTCGTACTCCAGCGGAACGGTATGTCCGTAATGGGACTGGAGCATGGCCCAGTAGCCGGTGTCCCGGACTTCCTCAATGTGGAACTTTAACTTCTGCTTTAGGGAATCCAGGTCCACTGAGGGGTGCACGTCGAGGTAGACCGCGTCGTAGATCTGGAGGAACATCTTGACGTGGGGGGACAGGAGGGGGGCAATGGCCCGCTGGATGGCGAGGAGGGTGTTGCCGGCCTGGGTCTGAATGGGGAAGTTGACGATCTCGTTGAGGTGCTCGGAGCTTCCCCCCACGAAGGTGCGGGACTGGCCGGTGAAGGGCAGGGTCAGGGATCCCTGGGCGTCGGCAGTGCGGATGAGGGATTGCTGCCAGGCGTGGAGTCCGGGGCGGGCGTCGGGTCGGGTCTCGGCCACCTCCTCGAAGAAGGACAGGGGCATGAGCTGGCCAGTCATCTCATGGACGGACATGCGCATCCGGAAGGGGGAGGCCAGGAAGAGGTCGGCGAAGTTCATAGTCTTGCCGACTTGACGTTCAACTTTCTTGAAGGTTGGTGCACTGAGGCAGGCTTTGCCGAAGAGTTGGATGGCCCGGTCAGTGTGGAGATCAAGGCCATCGTTGAAGGCGGCAAGCAGGGACTTGTCGCCGGAGCACAGAGCAGCAACTCGCAACTCGATCTGGGACAGGTCGAGAGACAGGATGGTACCGCCATGGAACCGGGACTTGATCGTTGCCTTGATCGTGGGGGGAAAGGTCTGGGCGCTGGGGTTCTTGCAGGTAATGCGGCCCTGGATAGTGCCACCCTCGGAACCGGAAGCGTCCTTGGAAGCGGAGGGTACTGGGTACCAGACTGGGAAGGCGAGCCCGTCAGCCTCGCCGGTATGTGGGAGTGGGAGAATGGTGGACGACTTGTCCTCGGGCTTGTTGCGCTTGCCGTGGAGCAGGGGCCAGATGTAGGTGGAGAGCATCTTCTGTGCCTGCTGATGAGCGGCTGCAGCTTCGAGGATTGCGATCTCCCTGGTGTCGGTGTCCCGGAGGAATCCACGGATCAGGTTCCGATTGGCGTCTGAGAAGGAGAAGGCTCGTGTCTTCTCCGTGAACTGAGCTAGGGGATGTGACAAGATGTCGACTCCTCGGGATGAGAGCAGACCATTTGTCACATTGAGGAACTCGGTCTTGCTCTTGGCAGAACCGGTGCCCTCGAGCTGGACGCCGTGGGATTCGGCCTTGGCCATGGCATCAGATGCTTGGATCAGGAGGGTGGACTGCAGGTTGTCCAAGTCCTTGCGGGACATGGGGATGCCGGCTTCGGACATGGTGATGATGGTCCACAGGCAGTCCGAGTAGTGGCGAATGCAGTAGGGCGAGAGCTTGTCCGTGCCAGGCCAGTCCAGCAGGATGCGACGGGCGAGTTCGGAGGAGGCGAGCAGGGTGTTGTGCGTGTCCTGGGCTGCGTAGTCTAGGAACTCAGGATCGTGGGGGGAACGGAACTTGCCGTCCTTGATGGTACGCTTGTAGGCATGAGTGCCGAGGACTGGTCCAAGGGATTTGAGCGATCGTTCTGGGCGCAGTTCCGAGTGGAGGTAGTTGAGGATGGACAGGTCGAACAGGGTCTTGCCGTACGGGGGCAGGGCGAACTGGAACCTGTGGTCACAGGCTCGCAGGAACTGCAGGTCAAAGGGCAGGTTCATGCCGAGGATGGCGTCAGCCCACGTGAGCCAACGGTGAAGAAGTACCCGGTCCTTCTCCTGGTCCATGTGCATGGTGAAGGTACAACAGGGCTTCGCCTGGTCTAGCGTGGTGGCCTTGTAGTTCTTGGTGCACGGGCACGAGTGAACTTCCGTGGTGATGGTGCACGTAAGAACCATGTTGTCACGTGATACGCCGTCGGTGATGAGTGCGCGTTGTGGGTGGAAGGCGGATTGGGAGGGGAGGACCTGGCCCTTGGAGTTGTGGGTGCACGCACCATACGTCTCGATGTCAAGCGAGATGAGCTTCATGCGTTGGGGTCCTTGTAGCCGTAGGCGATGAGGGCTGCACGTATCTTGCTCAGCGCCATCTGTTCGTGGTGTGTGACCTGGGCCTTGGTCAAGCCCAAGATCTCAGCCACTTCCTGCTGGGTACGGATGGGTGCAGTTGGAATGATGGCACGGTAGTCACCTCGTCGTGGCACGTTGACGAGGTACGTGCTGGGACGTGTTGCCTTGTGCATGGTCACTCGTCAAAGAAGTGCGTGGGTTCCGGTGCTTCTGGTGGATCGAAGTCAGGTTCGGTATCCAGCTCGTCGATGTTGTGCTGGAAGTAGTGCTCGATCAGGTCTTCTAGATTGGCGAGCACCTTCTTCTTCAGGAGTTCGGTCTCGGTGAAGATCTCAGTGTCTCGGGTTCTGCTGTGGAGTCGGCAGAAGATTTCATCGATGTCGGCGTTGACCACGTTGTGCGAGGCGTCATTGAGTGATACGTAGGTTTCACCATAGGGAACCATGGTGGGTTCATGGAACTCCACCTCGATCATGCCGGTGATGACGATGTCGTAGGAGTCGTCGTGGTGCTCGGTGACCGAAGTGAACATCGCTTCGAGGGCTTCGAAGTCCGACTTGTTGGAGGAGAACTTCCTCTTGTCGGCATAGGACTGTAGGTCCGAGAGTGTGATTGCGAAGCTGGTGTGCATCAGGATACCTCGAAGGGGGAGAATGGGGGGACGACACGCGGCGAGGATGCTACAGGCATCGCGCCAGTCAGTGCGGCATGGACGAGAGTCATGTGATCGGCGACGGGGTGCAGGAGATTGCGAGAGCGGAGCACAGCGGCGGGATGGAACGTCGTGAAGAGTTGCCAGTCCCCCCACAGGTTGGTGGGGGTACCTTGCTTGGTGAAGGCGGAGGTCAGGGACCAGGGCTTGGGGTGTGTGAACTTGGTCACAGTGGAGATGGCGTGAGCGCCGGTGCACAGCAGGATCTTGGGAACGTGAGGTTGGATGATGCCGCCGATGGTGTCAAGATCCTGGGCAGAGAACTTTGGGAAACAGCAGCGAAAGTGGCGGGGCTTGGGCGGGGCAGCTGCGGGGG